ACCGAAACTGAAAAGATGTTGTTTTCATTACCTCTTGCTGGTTCAGCCTTTCGTAAAGTTTACTTTGATCCTAGCTTAGATAGACCAAGTTCTATCTTTGTACCAGCAGAAGATGTAGTAGTTAATTATGGTGCAAGTGATTTAGAAACTTGTGAACGTGCTACCCATGTTATGCGTAAGTCTTCTAATACAATTAGAAAGATGCAAGTCAATGGCTTTTATAGAGACATAGACCTACCTGCTGGATCACAGAACACTTCTGATATAACAAAGAAATACAACGATATAACAGGCGAACAAGACACTTATAACTACGATCAGAGCCATACTATATTGGAAATGCAAGTTGATTTAGACCTAGAAGGGTTTGAAGATAAGAGTAGTGATGGAGAAGAAACAGGTATAGCTATACCTTATGTTGTAACAATTGATTATCCAAGTGGAATTATACTTAGCATTCGTAGAAACTATTACGAAGATGATGAAAAGAAACTTAGAAGAATGCACTTTGTTCATTATCAATACCTACCAGGATTAGGATTCTATGGGTTTGGTTTAATACATATGGTAGGCGGATTAGCTAAATCAGCTACATCTATATTGAGACAACTAGTAGATGCAGGTACTTTAAGCAATCTGCCTGGTGGATTAAAAGCTAGAGGATTAAGAATTAAAGGTGATGATACTCCTATAATGCCTGGAGAATTTAGAGATGTTGATGTACCAGGTGGTGCTATCAGAGACAACATTACTTTTTTACCATACAAAGAACCATCAGGAACTCTATATCAACTGCTACAAAACATAGTAGAAGAAGGAAGAAGGTTTGCTAGCATATCTGATATGAAGATATCTGACATGAATAGTCAAGCTCCAGTAGGAACTACACTTGCATTACTTGAACGAAATCAAAAGGTTATGAGTGCAGTACAAGCTAGGCTTCATGCTTCTATGAGAAAAGAATTTGATATCCTGGTAGGCATAGTAAAAGACTTTACTGAACCTGCTTACCCATATGAAACGGATGAAGAAGAATTTATTAAAGGGTCAGACTTTGATAACAGAGTAGACATACTGCCTGTATCTGATCCGAATGCAGCAACAATGGCTCAAAGAATTATGCAGTATCAAGCTGCAATGCAATTGGCACAATCATCTCCTGAGATGTACAACTTACCAGAACTACACAGACAGATGCTAGAAGTATTAGGCATAGAAGATGTAGATACTATTATTCCTGATACAGACGATATCAAACCAGTTGATCCTGTAACAGCAGTACAAAACTTAATTAATGGTAAACCTGTTAGAGCCTTTATAGAACAAGACCATGAAGCCCATATTGCTACATTAATTTCTACTCAACAGAATCCTGAAATGATGCAGATTGTTCAACAGAGTCCTAAAGCCCCTGTAATACTTGCAGCAGCTTCTGATTATGTAAATCAACATTTAACCATGCAGTTTAGAAAACAAGTTGAACAAGAAATGGGTATTGAGTTACCACCAGAAGGTGAACCTTTACCAGCAGATGTAGAGAAACGTATATCATCTCTTGTAGCTGAAGCAGCACAAAGAGTTGCTGGTACTTCACAGCAAAGAGCTGAACAAGAAAGAATAGAGCAACAACAAAAAGACCCACTTATTCAAATGAAAGAAAGAGAAGTGGCTATTAAAGAAGGTGAGTTGCAACGTAAGGCTGCCGAAGATCAAGGCAGATTACAACTTGATGCAGCTAAAGCAGCTAATAGAGATGAAATAGAACGTGAAAGATTAAAGTCACAAAATGAATTAGCTGGTATGAAAATTGGACAGCAAGTTGCTAGCGATTTGCTAGAAAACGAACAAGAAGATAAAAAACAAGAACGAGAAGATTATAAGCTAGGTCTTGACATTGGTATGAATATAGGAAAAGATATCAATAAGAATGAACAATGATATCACTCAGCTATCACTCTCAGAACATCTGAAGATAAAGCTGCGTGGTATGATGAACGAACATGCCGATCATATAGCTTCTGGAGCTTGTAAAGATTTTAACGAGTATCAGAAAATGACTGGCATTATCGAGGGTTTAGCCCTTGCAGAACGAGAACTCTTAGATTATATAGAAAGAGTCCTCAAAGAATAGGAACTCGACTCCTCAAAGTCGTGCAAAAAATATGAGTAAAGCAGAAGTAAAGATACCTAAACCAGAAAGCGTAAAAGCACCTGATATAAGCAACGAAACTAAATCACAACTACCAGAACCTTCAGGTTGGAGAATATTAGTAGCAATGCCTAGAGCAGAAGAAAAAACTGATGGTGGTATTGTTAAAGCCTCCCAAACGATAAAAGACGAAGAAGTAAGTAATATTTGCGGATACGTTATGAAGTTAGGACCAGAATGCTATAACGACACTAAAAGATTTCCGAGTGGACCTTGGTGTAAAGTTGGCGATTGGGTAATATTTCGTGGTTACTCAGGCACTCGCATGAAAATGTACGGACAAGAGTTTCGCTTAATTAATGACGATACTGTGGAAGCAGTAGTCGATGATCCAACAGGAGTAGTTAGAGCATGAGTGAAACCGAAATAATAAATGAAGAACCAAATATGGGTGAGACTGTACAACAGTCAGAAGAAATAAAATTTTTTGGTAAACAAACAGAAATAGACAATACAATTCCTGAAGGATTAGAAATTGAAATTGTAGATGATACTCCAGAAGTAGATCGCAGACCTGCTAAAGCAGAAGATACGTCACCAGATGTAGATGATGAAACTGTAGATAGAGAAATAACTGACTATAGTAAAAGAGCTGGCGATAGAATTGCTAAAATTAAATATGAGTTTCACGAAGAACGTAGAGCAAAAGAAGCTGCTACTAGAGAATCTCAAGAAGCTGTAAAACGCTTACAAACATTAATGTCTGAAAACCAAAAGCTACAAGCTATGGTTCAACAAGGCGGTCAAGTTTTAAATAAACAAGCACAAAACAATGCACTATGGGCAAAAAAGAATGCTCAAGAACAATTTAAAAAAGCTTACGAAGAAGGTAATGCTGATGAAATGACTAAAGCTCAAGAGTTATTATCAAGAGCAACTTTAGCAGAACAGCAATCACCTAATATAGCAGCCACTTTACAACAACAAGTGGCACAAAGTTTACCACAGCAAGAAATGCAAGCTGCACAACCTGATCCAGATATGCAAGCATGGTCACAAAAAAATCCCTGGTTTATGGGAAGTGAAGCTGTACATAAAGAAATGACTTCTTATGCTATGTATGTAGATCAAAGTTTACAAGCTAAAGGTGTTGATCCTGCTAGTAAATCAGAAGAATATTACAATGAAGTTGATAACGCTATGCGTAACCAATTTCCAACTTTTTTCGGTGTAACTTCAACACCTGAGATAGAAATATCTCAAGAAGATTCACCAAAACGACAGCCTACAACGGTTGTTGCATCCGCAACGAGGGATAGCGGTAACAAAAAACCCACGCAAATACGTCTTTCTCAGACACAAGTTAAGCTAGCTCGCCAACTTGGTATTAGTCCTGAGCAATACGCAAATCAATTATTAAAGGAGTCTTAAATGTCAGAAGAAAATAATAACACTAAAGAGGTGGAATCAGTTTCTACTGATACTTCTAGTAACCAAGAGCGTACCCCTAGGGAAACAGAAAGCCGAGAGGCTACCCAACACACACAAGATTGGGAAAATGTGTCAAACCTACCGTCACCTAATCCACAAGAAGGCTGGGTATTTAGGTACATCAGAACTGCCCTTTTAGGTCAATCTGATAATCCGAATGTATCAAGACGCTTTCGTGAGGGATGGATTCCATGTGAACTGCAAGATCACCCTGAGTTGCAAATTCATATGATGGACCATGGCTCAGAGTGGGCAAAAAAAGGTAATGTAGAAATAGGTGGACAATTATTGTGCAAGATGCCAGCAGAAAAAGCGAAAGCTAGAGATGAACACTTTGCTAATTTAGCTCAGTCTCAACTCGAATCTGTTGATAATGTGTACTTTAAAGATCAGGATGGAAGAATGGCGACCAAACAAGTGTTTGAGCGTAATTCTAAAACAACTTTTGGTAAAGATTCTTAGGAGTCTTTAATAATTAATTTAATTTAAGGAGACAATATGTCTACAACAGCAGCTCCATTTGGAGCAAGACCCATAGGTACAGTTGTTGGAAGCCCTTATCAAGGAAAAGTTACTCATTACAAAATTAAAAATGCATATGGAACTTCTATATTCTATGGCGATTTTGTAAAGTTAGCGGATGATAACCCTAATACCACTATCCAAAAAGATACTGGTACTACATCTTTAACACCAATTGGTGTTTTCCTTGGTTGTGCTTACACCGACCCTACTACAGGTCAATTCACACCAAATCAATATTTCCCAGCATCAATTGCTGCGGATGATATTGTAGCGTATGTTGCAACTGATCCTTTTGTAATTATGCAAATGCAAGGCGATGAAACTCTAGGTCAAGACGACTTAGGAAAAAATTTCGCAGTCGTGCAGACAGCAGGAACTACAACAATCGGAAACAGCAAAAACGCAGTCGACGGCAATACAGCAGCTACTACCAACACACTACCATTAAAACTCATTGACTTTGTTGATGGACCTGATAGTGCTATTGGTGATACTTATACTGATGTACTTGTAATGTTTAACGTGGGGCATCAATTGCTCAACACAACTGGTATTGGTTAAGGAGTAATATTATGGCAGCTATATCAAGAGCGAATGAGCTACATCAACTCCTACCAGGACTTAATGCCTTGTTTGGGGAAGAGTACAACAACTACGAGAACGAGCACGAAGAAATTTATGCAACTGAGAATTCTGAAAGATCATTTGAAGAAGAACTCAAATTGTCAGGTTTCGGAGCAGCTCCCGTGAAAAATGAAGGATCAACTATCAGTTATGATGTTGCTCAAGAATCTTTCGTGGCTCGTTACACACACGAAACAATAGCTATGGGCTATTCAATCACAGAAGAAGCAATGGAGGATAACCTCTA